AGCCTCGCCTTTCGGAAAGGTTTTGATGCCGTGTGCAAGAGCAGCCGGACTTCCCAATATCGCCATCACTTTTTCTGGCGCTGCTTCAGTGGCAAGGTCTACGTCCTTCGGAGAGAATTTTCCTCCATGATGGTGGGAGTAGAGAAAGTCACGGATTACTCCACCCACAGCAAACAACGAGGCTCCCTGACGAGCAAAAAGCTCGCTGAGGGTATACACCGCTGCGGGGAGCGGAATATCTGCCTGGATGCTGTGAAATTTTTCTTCCACGGTTTCTAAAAACCCCCGAAATTTAAGCTGTGCGACCATGATTTTCCCCAGATTATACCATATTTTGGCGTTGTTGTAAAGCGTTCGATATTCCTTTCGTCATGGGAATATATACCTTCGTAGCGTCGGTCTATTCGACGCAAATAACCTTTCAAACGAGGGTCCACACATGACAAACATGACAAAGAATAAAATTCAGTCGCTTATTGTCGAGCATCTTCTCAAGCACGGACAGATCGAACTTGTACTCCCAGACGGAGTAACACTCGAAATCGGACTCACCCAAGAAGACCAAGAGGGAAAACTAACAATTCATGACGATTACTGTTGGGTCATTGCATCTCAAGGTGGCCGAGCCACGAGTATTGACTCTTATAATATGGGCCTTCGTTTTGCAGACAAAGAAAATATCTTGGTATTTGAAGATAAATTCGTGGACCAAGATGGAGAAAAAGTTCGCCGCTTAGATGTAGTTTAAGATAATCAAAAAATATTTCATCTTAGACGCAATAAAGGTTGCCCAGCGTATTCACATGCGTTATACTGCCGTTGCAGGATAAATGAAGTTCCATAGTTCCTTCAGCCATTTGAGTTGAGGTAATGGGAATATGGAACTCAACCCACAGGGTGAAACCTGTGGGAATCCAATAGCATCGGGAGAGCGTAAGAGATACGCCTTTGGGTTTTATTTCGCTCGATGATATAATGGCAAGGCGGTTGATATTTGCCTTTACGGTCTGTAATACGAAGGCCAACAGCCTTGAACTATCCAAGAAGTGTGTCCAGTTTGCGACTAAGAGTTCTTCCAGTTTGTCTTCTCTGAAGGTGTTCTTCAGCACACTTACCAATTCCATGTTTGGAGTTTCTCTCGTGAAAAAGCCAGATGTTTACTTAAAAGAGTATTGCCAGCGTCTTTCGGATGATAACCTCAAGTTTATGACTGGAAGGTTGAATCAAAAATTGGGTGGCGATGTGGCAGAAATTCTTGATTTCCTCAGCAACGTGCGTGAGATTGATCGTTGGCTCGCTTCGGCATGTACCAGCAATGATCTTTTCGACATGATCGACCTTATACATTCATCAGTGGTGAAAGAATATGACCGTCGTTGCAGCAGCAATGCAGCCTGAGCCTAGTGGCAAGTGCTGCCAGTCTCCTCAAAAAAAATCCCGATTCTGTTTAGGATTCCTTTTCGGACTTCTTGTGTATCCATTGGTTATGCCGTGGCTGCTACTTGGTCTTCCGGCTAAATACTCTGAAGCGTATCTTCGGCTATATGCGGAATATATCAGATTCGTGATGCACACTTTAGGTGTCTCATGAAAAAGGCATTTTTGGCAATTGGGATATTGCTGATGTCAGCAATATCCGCATTTGCCGTCGATATTCCCAAAGACTGCCGTGTGGCAAATATCCCACCAGGATATTGCTGCTGGGCAAGTCTCGAAACTTTGGGCAAGGTCCACAAAATATCCAGCTTCGATGGTCTGCTGGAATCCAGGACCAAAGAAAACGATACGATTGTCGTTTATCCTGGTGGTTTGCATCATGTTGAGCCAAAAAATTATGGATACGACCATGCCATAAGTTCTAAACTCACCGATCTCAAGGTGAAATTTTGGATGAATTCCACTGGCAGTTTCGACCGATCTCTGTTAAAGTATGCCAACTCGCATGGATGCTTGGTGGGGCTGAAGGCAGGTGCCAGGGGCAAAATCGGCCACGGCATTGTCTTGATCCATTATGACGACAAGATTATTCGGTTCTATGACACCAACCAGCCGAACGACACTTGGGAAGGATCGAGAGAGTGGTTCGATTTTTGGTGGAGTGGTATGACTGTAGTGGTTGAAAAATGAAGTTTCACACAAAAAAGACTGCCTACTTTGAGGCTCGTATATACATTGGCTCTCGTGTCAAGTATGACGGGCCTCAATTTTCGTTTGCCGAGCTTAGAGAAGCCATTGGATATTTCCAAGCAAACAACGGGATTGAATCCAATCCAGTTCGTATAACTCCAACTACGTTTGTTTGGGAGAAGTACGATGAAGAAGGATGGGAGATCGCATTGATTGACTATCCACGAGTAAGCAAGCCTCATGAAGTTTTGCGAAAATTCGCATACAACTTGGCGGTGCATTTGCTTGAACGGTTCGAGCAGAACCGAATGTCTATTGTTTTTCCTGATGAGATAGTTATGCTGGAGGCCGATGACGCAGAAGAAAACAAATACAAAAGCAACGAGTAAACGTAAGGAGAAAAAGGTGCCGCCAGTAATCAAAGCTGAGGATCAGCCGGTCATTGTAGCTACTGCTGATTATCCCTACGCCAAATGGAAATTCGAGAAATTCAATCCGGTGCAAAGCCGGATTATGGATTTTTATGACAAAGATGTGAATGGTCTGATTGCCGCTATGACATCAGCAGGCAAGACCGTCGTTGCTGAAATGTTTCTTGCGCAAGAGATTCGATCCCGTGGCGGCAAAGGCATGTTCCTTGCCCCGTTGCGTGCATTGGCCCGTGAAAAGATTACTGATTGGAAAGATGAAAAATATCACTTTGCCGATCAGAAGATTTCCATCTGCACTGGCGACTATAGATTGACCAAAGAGCGATCCAAAGAGTTGAATGATGCCAATCTCATCATTATGACTTCGGAAATGCTTAACCATCGTAGTCGCAATCACAAAGCAGAACAAAACAACTGGCTACTTGATGTTGGCACGTTGATTATTGATGAAAGTCACTTGCTGACTGTTGCTGGTCGTGGCGACCATTTGGAAGTCGGTTTGATGAAGTTCACCGAGATCAATCCCAAGGCTCGCCTTGTATTGCTTTCGGCGACGATGCCAAACGTCGAAGAGATCGCAGACTGGATCAGTTATTCTTTGACCAAGCGTGAAACCTTCATGCTCAGGTCCAAGTACCGTCCAGTTCCGCTCACGGTTCACTATGAGTCGTACTACGACACTGGCAAATACGATCAAGTTGAAGAAGAGAAAGTCAATAAGGCACTCGAAATTATTGAGTGGTATCCTGACGACAAATTCCTGGTCTTTGCTCACACAAAGCGCACGGGCGAATTGATGAAGCAAAGCCTGCGATCTATTGGCGTAGAAGCACAGTTCCACAACGCTGACTTGCAGGCCGACGAGCGAGCCAAAGTGGAAGACCGATTTCGCAACGATCCTAAGTTGCGTGTCATTGTTGCCACGTCTACTTTGGCATGGGGGTTAAATCTTCCTGCTCGACGTGTTATTATTCTTGGCGTCAATCGTGGCATTAGTGAAGTGGAGTCATACGATATTCTTCAGATGATTGGCCGATCTGGTCGCCTGGGCATTGACCCGATGGGCGATGCTTATATTCTCGTGCCAGAAAGCGAAGAGGCAAAATATCGTCAAAAATTCAGCAAGCCAAATCGCATTGAGTCGCAGCTTTTAGAGAAAGTTGGCGACAAATATAAGGTGTTGGCCTTCCATCTTGTCAGTGAAATTCACCACGGCACAGTCTCAACCACAGACGACGTTCATGCTTGGTATAAGCGGTCGTTGGCATATTTCCAAAACAAGTCTCTGGATGAGACGGTTGTAGATCAGACTTTGAATTTGCTGAAGAAATGCAGTGCCGTGTGGGAAGAAAAAGGCGAAGAAGACAGAGAAGACAAGTGGACGTGCCGACCCATTGGTAAAGTCTCCAGCATGTTTTACTTCAGTCCGTTTGATGTTTCGGACTTGTACTTTAACTTCAAGAATCTCTTCGAGGACAACAAAGAAGACAACGATTATTTCATCGCTACTGCCTTGGGCAATATTGATGGGCAAAGGATGAATATCGTGTCTCGCATCGAGAAAGAAGAGATGAGTATGTTCGCTACGAAGGTGCGAGCATTGATGCCAGGGAAGTTCTTCAACGATGCTTCTTTGAAAGCGAGCTTCTGTTACTTCAATCTGTTGAATGGAGTCAATGCTCAAGCCTGTGCTGCAACACAGAGGAACCTTCAGTTCGATTTTAATCGACTGTCTCAAGTGCTTCAAGCTCTTGATTCGTTTGGCGGCAATTGGCAACGTGATGGCTTCTTCAAGATGCTTGAAGGCCGTATCGTCAATGGCGTGCCAGGGCATTTGGTTGATTTGTGTCGGTTGGCAAATATTGGAAAAACACGGGCTGCAAAACTTTACAATGCAGGCTACAAGACCATTGAATCTATTGCTGATATGGACTTCAATAAATTCAAAGAGATTGTCAACATGAAAGCTGATGCAGCCAAAGAGATTATGGACTCTGCCAAGAAGTTCGCTCTGCTTTAACGGCGAGCTTTGGCAATTCTCTGCAAGAGCTTTTGCTTGCTGAGGTAGGTTTTCTGGCTCCCTGTTATCACTGATCGTTGCTTGAATGCAGCGAACGAAGCTGATCCACTGCACGCTCCTAACAGGGAGCCAGTGCTGCTTACTAGGCAGCACGAGCAGCATGTGGCTGCTGGCGGCGTGATTGATACGCCGACTCCTACACAGTCTGCGACTGATGCGCTAGTTCCTCCACCATTGATGGAGCAACTAAAACTTCCGCTACAGGCGCTTCCACATCCAGATAGCGATACCGTCCCTGCCCCAATTGCAGTAAACGAAAATCCCGATCCATAAAGGCAGCAGCCTGATGTGGACAACGTGATCGTTATTGTGGTGCATGGTATAGAACAGGAGGCCATGTCCATCACTGGCGCATCTTGTGCGAACACATATCCGTCCTCAGTTGTGCTGCCACCATTGAACATATATGCCGGATATTCAAAGTCAGGAAATTCTACATCTAAGCTAGGCGCACGAAACGCTGGTGGAGTAACTATAGGCGTGCAATCGCACCCAGCCGGATATGAACTTGAGCTTGTGCCGCACAAATACACATACGTCCAGCTTGTATAACACGGACACGGCGGGCAGCACTTGCAGTTGCAACCGCAGTAGCTTCCGGTTCCCAGGCAATATGGAGGATTACATGCCATTTAGTCTTTACCAAAAAATCCTGTAGGATATTCCATTTTTACTGTTCCGTTGCCTTTTGTTGGTTTGCCGTCGTCATCCTCTACCCACCAACGCACTTGTTCGACAGGTATGTTGAGTTCGTCCATGTGACATTTATCTTTTGGGAATACCGGCATGTGATATTCTGCGCCTTCGATGAGTACCGCCACTTTACATTCGCTTTTTTTGTGATTGTATAGCATACAATTTCCACATATCGGTTCGACATTCTTTTTCTTTGCCATTTCATATTCCTTGATGACAAGCCCTCGGATATAATTCAGCTTCCCTTATTACAGTAACATCCACTCTAAATGGAGGCTGACTATGCAGGTATTAGGCGTGGCTGCTCAACTTGCCAACGGCAAAGACGTACTCTGCGACCACTTGGTGAAAGTTCTCAATAGATCATATGCTGAGAACGATCCTAATCGGTGGCATCGCAGTGCTTTTGCCAATCCTGTTAAGGATGTCTTTGAAAGCAGCTTCGGCGTTGACCGGGATTTCACTGAAACATGGAAGAGAAATCCTGAAGCTCCTCCAAACATGCTACAAAGTGTGCGAAAAAGTCTTCAATTTATTGGAGATGGATTCCGCAAAATCAAGGACGGCATCTGGATTGAAATCGCCCTAAGAGACGAGAGTAAGAAGCTGGTCATTTCTGACAGCCGGTACATCAACGAGGCCAAGGCAGTAAAGGCCAAGGATGGCATTATGGTCGTCTTGTATCGTCCTGGTTTTTTGAATGACGATCCCAATCCTTCCGAGGCACAGATTAAACCCATTGTTGAGTTTTGTGCGAACCATCTGGAGGAAGGGCCTGTTCCGGCTTACGAAACTTTAGTGCTTGCTTTTGGCGAAAAGGCAGTTCCCGAAGGAATGAAGCACTACGATTACTATCTTATCAATGACGGCTCTTTGGAAGATTTGTATTCCAAAGTGGACCGACTTCTGGTTCCGATCATTGAGAGAAAATGTGAACAGAAATCTTTGAGATAAAATATGAACAAAAATCAATGAAGGACTATATATGTATTATGGTCCTTCATTGAGGTGAATATGTTTATTGAAATACAGCATAAATTGAGTGTTCATTCTAAAAATAAAGTCAATGTTGCATGTGATGATTGTGGTGCGGAGTTTGAAAGAAGGTATGATGTGTTATGCTTATCAGATAAACACAGATGTCGTCCATGTGGTGTGAAGCATAGGGCGAATCTTTTGAAAGGTAGAAAAAGATCATCAGACATTGTAGAAAAGGCCCAAAAAACAAAGTCAGAAACATGGAAGCGCAGGTATCCTAATTTTGATCTTACTTGTCAATGTTGTCAAAAAGGATTTACAGTTTCTTATAGAGATAGAGACAGACTGTATTGCAGTCGTTCTTGTCAGTCTAAGTCTATAACAAGAGGAGATATAAGAAAAACATCAGAATGTGTTATTTGCAAAAAAGAATTCAAACACTATGGCAATAACATTCTTTGCAGTAGGGAGTGTGTTGCTAAGTATTTAAGCATTGCTAGAATTGGTGAAAACAATCCTAGTTTTCAAAAAGACAAAGAAACTAGAACTTGTTTGTCGTGCAAAAAAGATTTTACTGTTGATAGACAAGGGATGCACCAAGGGCAAAAAAGAGTTTTTTGTTCATTGGCATGTGCGCACAATATTGACTTGAAAGGAGATGCTCAAAGTGGATTTGTTAATTCATATCCATTTGGATGGAATAACAAATTAAAAAAGAAGATAAAATTACGAGACAATTTTGAATGTCAATTGTGTAGCAAAAAAGAGTGTAAAGTTTCACATCATGTGCATCACATTGATTATGATAAGTCTAATTTAGATGAGGAAAATCTGATAACTCTTTGTAGAGAGTGTCATAACATGACCCATTTTGGTAGAACATTTTGGGAGATAATTTTTTCTGGTTTGATTTCTGGTTCAAAGATAGTAAGAAAACCTTGGGGAGCCGAAATTCATATTGTGAATCACAATGATTACTGTTTGAAATATTTGATCTTTTACAAAGATAAACAATTTTCACACCATTGGCATTCTATGAAAAAAGAATTATGGCATTGTGTGTATGGTAAGTTTGAGTGTGTTTTAGAAAAGTCTGATTCAAGTAAAGAATACTTCATATTCAAGCAAGGAGATAAAATAGAAATAGAACCAACAATCAAGCATCAACTTCAGGCTTTGAAAAATTCAATTTTAGTAGAAGTTTCAACACGAGATTACCTGGAAGATTCCATTAGAGCAATCGAAGGGGCTAATTCTTGATCGGCGTTCCATGTTACTCCTCAACTTCGTCACCAGATGATTGCTGAGGAGGATTCTCTGATGTATGAGTTCTCGACTCATCATGAGGACTCGGACTCGTATCGAGTGGTTCGGGGCGATTAGTATTTACATTACATACATTTTGCCAACAAGCCCTTCAAATATTGAATCTATGTGATGTTCGTATTTGTCTGCATGGTTTTGAAGAACTTCATTCCATTCGGCGTGTTCTTCACTGCTGATTCTTGAGTTGCGAACATCATCAGCAGGCCGTCCCCATGCCATTCTTTTTCGTAAGGTTAAAGAACGTGGCAGGGGATTGAATTTAATTTTTCCAGTAATAATCCATTGTGCAATTAGTTCATAAGTAAACTCAAAGAAATTTCTGAGATTTCCTTGTCGTGCAGATCGCATTGTGCCAACAGCTTGAGCCAATGCTCTTAGTTCTTTTTCGTCGTCCGTATTTGGGTTATAACCGTATCCGTACCCATATGAATATTTGTTTGTTTGTGTTTTGTCTATTCCATATATTTTTTTAAGCAATTCACGGAAATCTTTGGCTATCTCTCCAGAGAGATATCTCTCAAAATTATCAGTTCGTCGAATGGCGTGTCCTAATCTGTGAGCAATCGTCCAAGCTGTCATTGGTATTTTTTCAGCGCCAGTATTTTGCGTGAAGATTACAGTGATTGCATCTTTTCTTGGTTGAATGTCAACTTTAAGGTTTTGTTTGACCCATTCTTGTGATACTTCGCCAACTTCAATTTGTTTTCTTGCCTCGTTGCTACGCAAGAAATAAAAATCAAACTCATTGTGGGTGTTTGACCATTTCTTGTAAATCTTACTGACGGATGTTGGATTTTGGAGAATCCCAACGTCTTGTTTGGAGTAGCCATAAGCACGTTTCGCATCTGGCCCCCATTGACCCATGAGTTGGAAATTAGATATTGGCATCTCATTGATTTGCCAATTTTTATTTTCAATTAACCATTTTTCAAATTTCATTTCTTTACCTATTTGTTTGGTGGGTTAATTGATCGGTCGAAATCCTGTACGGTTTCCCAACCAGTGTATCCCCAGGCAATAACGCCAAGTTTTGGGTGTTGCCCACGAAGCCATCTTCTGCCTCGCTCGAAACATCCTGATTTGTACAGTATTAGTTCGTCAAGAACTTCTATTCGTTCAAGGGCTTTTGGTTTTGGTTCTTTATTTTCTGTTTCAGTTTGCCCATACCCACTTCTGTTAACACCATAAACGTGTATCCCCTCGACTGGCAGTGTTGGTTGCAAGATGTCCATTTTGCAGTATTCCTCGGCAAATGAGTTTGATTTGCGGGCTTGATTTCCCATATTTCGATATGTCCATCATCGAAGAGAATACTCAAGTCCGGGTTGTAATCATGAACTTCACCTTCAAAGGTGTATTGAACCTTGAATGGTTCTACGTCGTATGAAATTACTTCAGGCATAGCTTCGAGGTATTCGTACACATCGCATTCCATACCGCTGCGATAGTGCATCTCTTTTCCACCATTCTTGGTGGATACCAGATAGCCTTCTCTGAACTTTGGCTTTCTTTGCTTTAGTTTTCCATCTTTTTTGTTGCTTTGATCCTTCCAGATCATGGCCTTCATTTGGCCAACTTTAGGTATCTGGGCTTCAGATGGGTGTTTTGCCTTAAAGTGCATTCTCAAGTCACGAACAGGCGCACCGCAACGACCAAGCGGACAGATTACAAATTCACGTCCTTCTTCGTGCGACTCTATGATGTGCGTCTTGTATTCTTCAAAGTCGGTGTAGCCCTTGCCGCACACGAAGCATTGAAACTTTCTTATGTGGTTATCTTTTGGAAATGGCAGGGGCATCTTTTTCCTTTTTCTTCGGCTTCTTGGGCTTATGGTGAATAATCATGTTCACCACATCGTCTCGGTCGCACACATGGATATTGGGAATATCCTCATTGCCGAACATATTCTCAACTGAGTCTTCAGGTGAGCCGAACATGGATTTGAATAAGTTGATGCCAATAAACTTGGCTTCATCCCGGAATCCAGGAATCATGGGGTCATCGTCTTCCGGTTTGTCGTTTTTGAGTTTGGCGAAAACCAAGCGACTTTCTTCTGGTGCGCCGAATAAATCGTCGCCTTTTTTGAAGAATAGAATCATACCGTGGCGATCCATCAGGTCATGGATGGACTTTTCTTGTTCCGCCAAGATGCAGTGTCGGTCCCATTTATCCATAAGTTCCCGGAATTGCGAGAAAGCCGGTGATGGAGTATTGAAATAGTTATTGCTCATTTAGTCTCCCTGGATGATATATACGATTATGACCCCTACTTTGCACGGATTCCGAAAGTTTGTATTTGAAGACATGGACCCAACTCCAGATAAGTCTCGCAGTATCGCTATGGGCGCAGGAGACGAAGATAAGGGGACCGAAGATTATTTCGGTGCATTGGGTGACGAACAGGGAATTGAATGGAAGGATTTGGCGACGATATTCGAGGACGAACCGTGGGTTTCGTCGCACTTCGGCTTGGGAACTCCCAATAAAGAAGTCCTATACAAGTTATCGGCGTGGGAAATTGTCAAAGGTTCGCTTACGCCCAGCGGTGCGGATATACGGTTGAAGCCCCAAAAGGGAAATCGTAGTTATCTGCAAGGGAATAAGTTGAATAAATCTAAATATCAAGACACCAACCGTTACCATCTTGGTCGCCAAGAACTCGTGAAGTTTTTGACAACAGGTTGGACGCCAGCCGCTCAAGGTGGCGGTGGAATGCCAGGAGCCGACCCAATGGGCGGCATGGGTGGAGGAATGCCAGGAGCAGCCCCGCCAATGTAAAGGAGACTTATGAAGTTCAGAGAATGGTTACAACTACAAGAGGTCGGAACTGGCACCAATGCTGTCGCCGTATTTTCCCGTCCCGCAATCGGCATGGTTCAGAGAGAACCCGTCGATATGATTGGCTTCCGTGACGAAGATAAGAAAAAACACAAGAAGCATAAGAAACACGACGATCTTGACCACAAATAGTGGTTGTGGTATGATGCTGTCTCGATTCGATAATATGCAGAGCAGAAATCGGCGGTTCAGTTATCTAACTTGGTGACACACCACCAGCGGCCCCTGGAACGCCGAATGAAGTCTACACAGTAAGTCGATGGCTTCGAGGAGATTACCAGAAAAACACAAACAGCCCTCTCCCACGGGGCTGTTTTCATTTGGAGATGGACATGAAGTTTGCAGTGGTCACGGCTT